CGAAGTACATCACCATTTCCAATAAGGATATTGGCTCTGCACCTGGTCTCCAGACTAGTATATCAACAGGTAAAACTACAATGATTGAAAAGAAGGTTATGATGAATTACGCTTTTACAAAACGTGATCTCGTCCGTTGTGACTATCAAGCATCCGATACTGCTGACATGTGGGCCAGAGGTTTTACTAATGCCATTGATGATGATGAGATTATTTGGTGTCTTATATCATCCAACCTTGACAAATGGCAAAATCAAATATTGGCGCCAGCTGCTGGCACCAGTCCAGCTGTCACTGCTCCTCCTTACGAGCTTGAGTGCTATCGTTATCTCAAATGGCGAGACACCGACGGTAACTGGGGAGGCGGCCCAGCCTAGAACCATCGGTCTACGCGGACGACCGATCCGCGTCCCGCGTCGAACCATCGTTCCAGCATTTGGTCACTGATCAGTCCAGCAGGGGCGAGCGAAGCGAGCCCGTTGTCTATCACCGTACCAGCTAGCACCGTGTTCGAAATGCTTAGTGAAGCACACTGGGTTTAGGGAGTTAGGGTGAAGGTAAGTTCCTACGTACGAGCCACTGACTTAGCAAATCCCTCGAAAAAAAATAAAAAACCTTAATCTTTTTTTTTACATGGGCTCCTCCTCTGGAGGAGACCACCTGCAGTAATCTACTAGCTTGTTACTCTTAATGTATTTAACATTCCATCTGTCGTCGGACATCTTTTCGTAATCAGGTGGCTGGTTGCCGAAGACCAAAACATGTGGCCAATTTTGCACGTGCATTGAACTTTCATATTTTGAATTTGCAAATAACCCATTCTTCACTTCTTCGATTGCCGTGTAGGAAATAAAACCTGCATTTGATCGTGGAACGTCAAAGATTATAACCTTCGGTGCCTTCTTACACTGAGAAATCATAAATTTAACATCAGCAGCTTTACCAGCACAAACTAAAGCACCATGCTTGATGACCAAATACCGAACGAAGGTTGACTTTCCGATGTTGCCGTCAGGCTCCCACATCCAATGAATCGTTCGTCGATCAGGGGTTTTGGTCACCACTTCCAAAGCATCTATTTGCCACCCGTAAGGTTCATCGTAAATCAATTCTTCAGGTTTTTCCACTTCAATATTTGTAATAGCTTCAGTATCTTCTTTAGTGCAGTAAACTAAGTTATGTTCCATAGAACCTTTAGCCTTTTCCCAGTGACACTGGACTTTGATTTTCTCCATAGGTCGGAATTTGATCTCTGGATGACGCACGTAACCTTGTAGGTGAGGTGTCCCCGTGGTCGGGCAAGTCTCGCGACCTATGACATATTTCATTCTGAAAAAATCGAAGTGCTCAACCAACTGATCCAATTGATCCTGAGTCCAATTTGATTTTCTAAAACACCAAGCCTTAGCCGGTGACATTCTTTGTTTCTTCTGTTTCGGCTCCTCTGCTGGACTATCATTCCCCAGCAGAGGTGAACCCTCCTGAACCATAGGCTCATCTTCGTCAGTGGTTCCATCAGTCTCGTGATCCATTTTTGTCGGTGGTTGTTAGGTGCCGAGAAAAAAAATCTGATGTATTAATAACATCAGAATATGCCAAATGTTAAATTTCGTAAATCCAGAGCTACGAGTTATAGAAGTCGTACTGCTGTGTCTCGTGCTGCTCGTATTTCCAGAGCACGCAAAACGAATACTGCCGTCAAGAGAGTTCGTCGTAGGATGCCAACGGCACCTCTCAAGTATAAGAACGCGAAGTCTATCTCAGTCCTCTCCAGACAGGTCGCCAGACTACAGAACCAACACTGGGGAGACGTCCAATACCAACGACAATCCTGTCAATTAGTAACTACATATCCAGCTAGCACCGCTCAGGGTCCTGTTAACTCGGCGCCAGTGGCGTTCGTAGTCAACAATTTTTATAATATGTCCCCGTGGTGGATTGGTAGCGTCGATGCTTTCGGCAATGCTAGCTCCACACTTTGCGGAGCCCCTGGATCAAATACTGTACAATGGCTAAAGTCTACTGCAGCCGCAGCTGCTCCTTCACTTGCAGCTAAGTTTAATTGGATGGAAATGACGAATGTTGATGACCCTTCTCAATTTCAGTATATGCCAATTACGGCATTCCACATCTTCAAAGTACGTGTACCCGTTCTGTTGTACACGTCTCCCATTAGATTTAAGTTTCAGTTCATTAAAACTAAGAAATTGCCACATAACTCAGCTACTATTAAATATAATCTGCCCGACTATCTCGGGGCTTACCACTCGCTTGCTGCGGGGGATTTGACAGTCCGCCGACAGCTCTCAAAGAAATATCATAAAGTATTGCAGACGAAGTACATCACCATTTCCAATAAGGATATTGGCTCTGCACCTGGTCTCCAGACTAGTATATCAAC